ACAAGCGGTACGCAGTGAACCAAGACGCTGAAGTCAGCATCTTGGCCTGGGCTGGGAACCTGACCTGCTCCGGCAGCCAGTTCCAGGGGCGTCTGATTTCCCCGTAATCAGACAAGGCGGGGCGGCCAGTCGGCCGACCCCGCCACCCGTCATCCAACAGGAGAACGATATGCCCGCATCCCTTCCTGGCAGCACCCTGGCCGAAAACCTCGCCAACCCGTCTGCTGGCCTCAACATCAACCATGACCTGCTCTCCGGCCCGAAGGGTTCACCCTTCGACAAGGACAACGCGGGCAACGCCTCGACCGGCGCCCTGTGCACCGGCATCGGCTTCGGCTCGCCGCCGATCATCGGCCTGACGGCACCCGCGTCCATCGTGGCCGCTGGCTTTCAGGACGACTACACCCCCGGCGTGACGAAGAACAGCCCCAGCGGCTACATCAACTCGCCCGACTCGACCATCATGTACATCGGTGGCGGGCGCTGCGACCCGCCGACCATTGCCACGCAAGGGCGTGCAGCCCCGGTGCCCTACACCACGGGCTTTGGCCTCGGCGACGCGGGCCAGGGTGGCGCGCGTGACGCGGGTGCAGGTCCGGCCTTCCAGGGCTTCAAGACCAAGATGGTCACGGCAACCGGCGCAGTCGCCAACGGCGTCGCCATCGAGGCGGGCTTCCTGAACCGCAGCGGCGTGTCGATGGTCACCGGCCAGTCGGCCTTCGGGTCGAGCAACGTCGCCAGCGGCGCCGTCTCGTAAGGGGTTGCCGTGCTGAACGGCAACCCGATCCAACGGGACGCTCTCGGGCGTCTCGTTGCCATCAACCCCGGCGTCGTCGTGGCCTTCAACGGCGGCACGCCGATGGGGCTGCTTGCTTCGCTGCAGGTCGTCGGTATCGGCAGCGTCGCCCACAACGGCTTGCTGTATGACGCCGCCGGGCACCTTGCTGTCGCTAACGGCGGCATCATCGCCAACCACGTGCAGGGCGGCTTGCCGGTCGATAGCACGGGCAAGTTGTGCGTCGAGTACGACGACGCCATTGCCTACTACCTTGCGGGCATCCCGTTCAACGCAGCGGGCCGCGTGGTGCTCACCACGCCGGTCAACCCGGTTGACTTGTACGCCTTCAGCAACGCGTTCAGCAACGCATTCGACGTGGCGGGGGTGTGATGCCTGAAATCCCGCCCTCAGTTCCGCTTGCGCTGATGGTTGAGCAGATCGCGCAGCGCCTGCCCGACAACACCACGGGGCAGATCACGCCCGCTGACCTGCGGCACGTACTGTTTCTCATCCTCGCTGCGTTGCGAGACGGAGTAGACCAATGACCATCAAGAGCATCGAACAACTGCTGGCCCAGGCTGACGCCACGCTGGCCGACAACGTCACGGGCGACATCAGCGCCAGCGACGTGCGCACGCTGATCAAGGACTTCCTCGACACCATCGGCCCCGGCTATGGGGTGCTGAACCTCACGACGCTGTCGAAAGCCTGCACCGCCACCGCCAGCGTGATCACGCCCTGGACCGCCGTCGAAGAACAGACTGCGGGCTACTACAACATCAGCGTGGCGAACGGGCAGGTCACGCGGCTGGTGACCACGGCGGGGCTTGTGGGCGCGACCGACTTCATCGTGGCGACCGGCAGCGTCAACGGCCCAAACAACAGTCAATTGACGTTGGAACTTTACAAGAACGGCGCGCCCACCGGCATCAAGCAGTCGGTGACCTGCGCCGGTACGAGCGATAACGTGGGCTTCAACCTGACCGGACTTGAGTACACCACGGTCGATGCGGTTTACGAACTTCGCGCATCATCGGTGCCGAACGGCAACCACAACTTCAGCACCGTGCAGTTGCTTTGCCAATCGCAAGCAGTTCGTGCGTTTTAAGACTAGGTCGGCTTCAGTGGGATGGGCCAACCTCGATTTCCCAACATCCCGCGCACAAGGAGAACCCAAATGTTGAATGCCGCGCAGGTTGAAACCCTGCAGAACGAAGTGCCAACCGACTGGTCGAAGTTCGACCAGACCATTGCGCCCACCGATTACGGTCGGGGGATGTTCCAAGGGGATGAGCGTTTACACGTTCGTTTCTTCACCAATGCGCGCATCGACGTGGCGAAATCCACGGCCGCGAATCGCCCGGTGTACCGCGACGTGCCCTACATCGAAATGATGATGCCCGGGGACAAGAACAACATCGTCGTCGAGCCGGTATGGGATCAGCACAAGCAGCGCTTCCCGAAGCAGTGGGAACAGTTCGTGAAGGGCGAGGAACAGATGGCCGATGGCACGCCGCTGAAGGCCGCGCCGTTCCTCACGCCGTCGCACGTGGCCGAACTGAACCACATGCGCATCGTGACCGTCGAGCAGCTTGCGAACCTGCCCGATACCGCCATGGGCTTCATGGGCGCGCAAGAGTTCAAGCAAGCCGCGAAGCGCTACCTTGAGGCCACCAGCGGCAGCGACGCCCTGCTCAAGCGCATCGAAGCCCTTGAACAAGAGAACGCCCGTCTTGCTCGCGTGTCGCAGGACACCGAGACAAAGCGCAAGTAAGCCCCAGGGGACAGCAGCATGCCAACCTATCAGATGACCGACAACAGCACGCTGCAAAGCGTCATCACGTCATGCTGCGCGCTGCTGTCCCTGCCCATCCCCAATGATCCGGCCGGCAGCACCGACCCAGCCATCGCGCTGCTGCGCACGTGCAGTAACCTCGCCAGCATCGAAATGCTGAACGCTTACGAGTGGTCGAAGCTGACCAAGATGGCGACCATCCCGGTCTTCACGGCCGCGCCGCCCAGTTCGACCCAGGCTACAGAAACGCCTTTCGACCTGCCCGAGGACTTCTTCCGCTTCATCGACCAGACTCAATGGAACGGCGCGATGCGCTTCCCCGCAGTCGGTCCCGTGTCGCCGCAGGGCTGGATGACCTACATGGTCTTCCCGATCAGCGCCAACTTCACGTTGACGTGGCAAATCCGTGAGCGTCAAATTTGGTTCTTGAACGCGCCCCCGGCCCCCGGCCAAGACTTCCGGTTCATGTACCTGTCGCGTGCGCTGGTGCAAGACGCGGACAATTCGGACTTGTACAAGAACATCGCCACCAAGAACGGCGACATCTTCCAGCTTGACGGCCTGCTGATGACGCAAATGACGCGCGTCAAGTGGCTTGAAGCCAAGGGCTTTGACAGCAGCGCCGCACTGCGCGACTTCATGGTGGCGTTCGACTCGCGCACTGGCGCCGAGAAGGGCGCGAACATCCTGAACATGGCTGGCGGCCCGCACGACTACCCATACATCGGCATCGGCAACCTGCCCGAGGCTTCGCTGTACGGCATGCGGCAAAACTGACATGGCACTCGACCTGCCCCCAGGCTGGACCGTCACGGGTCAGGTCGAGAACGTGCCGAATCCGAATTTCGGCACGCCCTATGGCCAGAACTTCTTCGCGCGGCAGACCTACATCTGCACCGATGATCGCGGTGATTTCGTGTGCGCCAGCGGCAGTGAAGACGACTGCAACAACCAAGCGCAGACTGCGGCGCAATCACGCACCCAGCAGCAGCCCTACAACGAGGCTATCTGATGCCACTGGTCCCCTATCGCACCCCCAGGCAGGCCACGCCGCGTCGGGCGAGTGCGACCCAGGCGCACGAAGCCTATGCCTTCCCCTCGCCGCAGAAGGGGCTGGACATTTCGCAGCCGCTGCCCGGTGGCGACCCGATGACGGCCATCGTGTTGGAGAACCTGATCCCGCGCGTGCTGGGGTGTCAGCTTCGCGCCGGCTATCGCCGCTGGGTGAGCAACCTGAATGGCGAGGTGCGCACGCTGATGCAGTACATCGCCCCCAATGGAACCGAGAAGTTGTTCGCGGCCACCAGCACGGGGGACATTTACGACGTGACCGTGGCGACGGCCAGCGGGGTCACCCCGGTGCCAGTCGTCACCATCGCGGGCGGACAGCCCGATGGCGAGTGGACCAGCTTCAACTACGTGACCACGGCGGGCGTGCACGTCATGCTGCTGGTGAACCCGGGCAACGGGTTCTACATCTACGACGGCGTCAACTTCACCCAGATCGTGGCCGGCGCTGGCCCGAATCAGATCGCCAATGTAGACCCCGACACTTTCGTGCACGTCACGGTCTACCAGAACCGCTTGTGGTTCGCCCAGGCCGACACCACTGTCGCGTGGTACTTGGCCCCAGGCGAGTATGCGGGCGCGGCCGTGCAGTTCGATTTCGGCGCGATGTTCCCCAACGGCGGGCACCTTGAGGCACTGATCAATTGGACCTATGACGGCACCAGTGGCGTTGGCGTGAACAACCAATTGGTGGCCGTCAGCGACCAGGGCGACGTGGTTGTCTACGGCGGCGACGACCCCGACACCGCCGACACATTCCGCGCCACGGGCCGCTGGTTCATCGGCCGCGTGCCAATCGGTCGGCGGTGGTTCAGCATCTTCGGTGGCGACATCATCATGCTGTCCGAGCGCGGCATGAACTTTATGTCCGAGGTCATGCGCGGCCAGGGCTTCTTCGGCAACTCGCAGGTCGCCCAGTCGGTGAACAGCGCCATCGCCTCCGAAATCTCGGAAACCCTCGACACACGCTACTGGGAAGTGATCTATCTGCCGGTGGATCAGATCGTGATGATCAACCGTGCCGAGTTCAACACCGAAAACGTGCAGTGGGTGTACGAGGTCAACAACAGGGCTTTCGCCACGCTGCGCGGCATCCCCATGAACACGGTCAACCTGTACGCAGGCGAGTGCTACACGGGCGACGTTGCCGGCAACATCTGGTGGGCGCTTGAGGGTGGCGCCGATGGCACCATCGACGACGTTCGCGGCGCGGACCTGACGGGCACCTGCGTTACGGCATTTCAACCTATGGGTGAAGGGTTTCGGGTCAAGCGCTTTCTCATGGTGCGGCCCTCTTTTGTTGCGCAGGCGCCGCCCGGGGTCATGGCCCAGTTGAATCGACAGTGGAGTCTCGCGCCGCCTGAAGGATCGCCGGCCTACCTGGGCGTGGGCGAGAATTTTTGGGATGTGGGCCAATGGGATGTAGCCGTGTGGTCCGGTGAGGGGCAAGCCTATGAGGCGTGGATCGGCGCTACAGGCGTCGGCCGCTATGCGGCCCTGTCGCTGAAGATCAAAGGCGCCGAA